GGATTGGCGTGCAGGAAGCAATTCCGCGGATACCGAGATCCAGAACTCACTCACGACGTTGCGTAATCGTTCTAGGGACTTAGCTAGGAACGATCAATACTTTCGTCGCTATTTGAGCCTCATGCAGACGAATGTGGTGGGCGAAAGGGGCGTTAATCTCCAGGTTAAGGCGCTTAACGATGATGGGAGCCTGGATTCGTTCGCCAACGACTTAATCGAACGCGAATGGCGTGATTGGTGCAAGGCGGGAAGTTGTACGTCCGATGGGCGGCTTACGTTTGCCGATGCACAGACCCTATTTGTCCAATGTTTGCTGCGCGACGGAGAAGTGTTAGTTCGTTATCAGGCAGGGGAAAATAAGTCGAGATTTGCACTTGAGTTCATCGATCCAGACTTTCTGGACGAGAATTACACCAAGGAGCTCCAAAACGGCAATGTTGTGCGTATGGGCGTGGAGCTTGCGAAGAGGACGAGGCGTCCTGTTGCCTATTACCTCCTAAAAAATCATCCTGGCGACGTCAATTTCGCCACGCTTCCGAAGGATTATCAGGTCGTCAAGGTCCGCGACATGCTGCATATATACGTGCAGGACCGGCCTGGGCAGACCCGAGGGGTGCCCTCCAATACGTCCATTATGACGGCTCTACGGCACTTACATAGTCATAGAGAGGCTGAGTTGATAGCCGCTCGGGTGGGGGCGAGCAAAATCGGCTTTTTCACGTCACGGACCGGCGATGAGTTCCCCGCGGACGAGCTGGACGGGCTCGAGATGCCGATGATCGACGCGCAGCCCGGAACGTTTCATCAATTACCGGCGGGTGTTGATTTTACGACGTTTGACGTCGATCACCCGAGTACGGCGTTTGCGGACTTTGAGCGTTCGGTTCTACGTTCGATCGCGTCCGGCCTGAACATTTCATACAACTCGTTGGCCAATGACCTCACGTCCGTCAATTACTCGAGTATTCGAGCGGGGACACTCGAGGATCGGGAAGCTTACAAGGTACAACAACGATTTTTGATCGCTCATTTGGTCGAGCCTGTTTATGAAACATGGCTGGCCCGTTTGTTCGATTCACCAGATTTTCCGCTTCCAGCGTCTCGGCTACCGAAGTTTGCCAATGCCTCCTTCTTCCGACCCAAGGGCTTCCAATGGGTTGATCCGATGAAGGAGATAGGGGCCGCGGTGATCGGGCTTCAGAACGGAATTATGTCTCTTCAGGACGTGGCGTCGAATTACGGCAGAGATGTCGAGGAAACCATGTCGCAAATAGCGAGAGACAAAGATATAGCGGAGCAATATGGCATTACATTGGCCTTTGAGCCTTTGGGATCTGCCCACGCTCCCATAACGCCACTCGGCGTGGAGGAAGATGAAGATGATTCATAACGATAAAGAGATTCGCCATCGTACTCAGTTATTCGAGCGAGGAGCAGTCGACCTCGATGCTCGCACGGTACAAATGGCCGTCTCCAGCGAAACGCCGGTCACGCGTTCGTTTGGGAACGAGATTCTCGATCATTCCGCCGAAAGTGTGGATTTAGATTTTTTCGGTGGCGGCTCTGCGCCGTTACTGAAAGACCATGACCCAACTCAACAGATTGGTGTCGTGGACACGGTTGGACTCGACGAAACAGACCGTATGTTACGGGCTCAAGTGCGCTTTAGTCGGAGCGCGCTCGCCGACGAGATCCTGCAAGACATTGCCGATGGAATCCGAAGCCAAGTCAGCATCGGGTATTCCGTGGGTGAAATGAAACAAGATGGGGACGACTACCGCGTGATGCGGTGGAGACCTGTTGAAAGCTCGATTGTAGCGATTCCGGCAGACGTTAACGTCGGTATCGGGCGAGCAAATGAAATGGAGGATTCTATGAGCGATCAGGAAACTGTCGCAGAAGTTGAGCGGGAAGAAGAACCCGTCATAGAGCAGACGCCCGCGGAGCCTATTGAGGAGCGCGAGGCTGAGTTCGACGAGGAAGCCGCTCGGCAGGAGATTACCCACAGGGTGCAAGTTGAGGTGCGTAAAGACGTTCAGGCGATTTATGAGCTTGGTGAGCGTCATGGCCGTGCCGAAGTTGCACAGAAAGCTATTCAAGACGGCAAGTCACTGACTGAAGCGCAGGAGCTTATTCTTGCGTCATTTGGTGATGAAGCTAAGGAGCATTCGATGGACATCGGTTTGACCGGCAAGGAGACTCGTGAGTTCAGTATTGTTCGGGCAATCCGAGCAATGGCTAATCCAACGAGCCGCCGACTTCAGCAAGAGGCTGAATTTGAGTTTGAGGCGAGCAATTCTGTCAATCAGGAGCGTGCTGGTGAGGGCGGCTTAGTCGTTCCCCATGAAGTGCTAACCAATTGGTTACAGCGTGATCTGAGTGTTGGCGATGACCCGCAAATTGTAGGCGAAGATTGGCGACCACAGGACTTCATTGAAGCCTTGCGGAATGCTAGTTCGGTGATGCGCGCTGGCGCGACCATGCTTAGGGATCTGGACGGTGACGTTAAGATACCACGGCAGGCAACGGGATCTTCAAGTGCATGGATCGCGACTGAGGGTGCGGACGCGGCGGAGAGCGATCCGACGTTTACCGCGGTGACCCTAACCCCGAAGCATCTTGGCGTGACGACGGAAGTTACGAAAAAGCTATTGACCCAGAGCTCACTTGACGTGGAGCAGCTCATTCGTTCTGACCTTGCGATGGCGATGGGTCTTGGGCTCGATGACGGTGCGTGTAATGGTGCTGGCTCGAGTGGTGCGCCGACGGGTATTAAAAATACCTCCGGTATCAACACCACGACTTTCGCGGCAGCAAATCCTACCTTTGTAGAGGTGGTTGCCATGGAGTCGTCTGTTGCTACAGACAATGCGCTGTTAGGGAGCTTGGCTTACATCATGCGTCCCGATATGTACGGTGCGCTGAAAACAACGGCGAAAGACGCGGGATCGGGTCTGTTCGTTGCGGACGGAGGGAATGTGAACGGCTATCAAACGCTACGTTCTAACCAACTCACGTCTGGCGATGCGATATTCGGAAATTTTCGCGATCTTTTGATTGGGTTCTTTGGATCTCTCGAAATAATCGTAGATCCATATACCAAGTCGAGAAGTGGAAACGTGGTTACAACCGCCCATCAGTTTGCTGATGTTGGCGTGCGTAATGCTGTGTCCTTCTGTCTCTCTAACGACGGTTAATAACGCAACACGCGACGGGGGCAGTAATGCCCCCTAGCGTTGGGGAAAAGGATGAAGTTTCAAGTTAATCGAGCGTTTATGGTAGCTGGCAAACGTCAGGAGCCTGGAGCGACGATCGATGTTAGCGATGAGTCTCTGTCAAAGGAGCTCATGGCGCTCGGGAAGATCACTCCCGTGGATGAGTCTAAGACTCAGAATCGATCGGTTGGACTCAAGACTTCCGACAAGCCTGCCCCCAAGAAACGTGCGGCGAAAAAGCGTAAGGCGTAATGGCGCTCCCGCTAACCAGTGACCTAACGGTCTTTTTTGACACGAACGACTTTGGCGTGACGGCCACTGTGGGCGGTACTTCGTTCACGGTGATCCTCGACAAAATCTATGTTGAACAGGCGGTTGGTACGGTTGGTATCGAAGGCTCTAATCCCGTAGCGATATGTCGAAGCAGCGACGTCTCCAGTGTCGTCCATGAAACGGCGATTACGGTGGACAGCATTTCATATACCGTGGTTGGGGTAGAACCCGATAATACGGGAGTGACACTGCTCGTCCTTGAGGCGGCATAGTGGCAAAGCACTTACGAACGCAAATACGTGAAGCCACGGCAACGGCCTTGGCCTCGCTCACGACAACGGGCAGTAATGTGTTCGAGAGTCGTGTGTATTCGTTTGCAGTCACGACGCTTCCGTCCTTGGTGATTTACACCAAGTCGGAGACGGTTGCTCCTGATACGGTGCGGGCTGCTGACGGCCTTATGCGGCGCTTGGATTTGGTGATCGAAGGTTATGCCAAATCCGACACCGCAACGCTCGATGACACTCTTGATGAGATTAATAAGGAGGTAGAAATAGCCCTCGCGGCGGTCCCTACATTGGGGGGTCTCTGCTTGGACCAGTACCTTCGGACGGTGGACATTGATCTGACGGCGGAGGGTGAAACTCCCGCTGGGGTCATCACCATGATCTTTGAAGTGACGTACCGAACTTTAGCCACGGCCCCTGATGCAGCCGCGTAATGATGTGGCTATCCCGTGGATGCCTTGTCCTAGTGATGTGGCTATCCCGTGGATACCCAAGGAGGAATGATGACGAAACTGTGGCCCCCTGGTGGTGGTGACCCCATCGAAGTCCAGGATAAGCATGTTGAACCAATGGTGGGACAAGGATGGCTAACGGCCTCTCCGAAGCCTGCCGCTAAGAAGAAGGAGACGAAATAATGGCTGTTACAAGTGGACGCTCGGGCAGCGTTGCCGTTGGGGCGAATGTGGTCGCGGAGGTGCGCTCTTTTAGTATAGAAGAGAACGCCACCACGACCGAAACGACCTCAATGTCGACGACCGGGCTTGATGATACTTATGTGGTGACGAAAACATCGTCGTCTGGAACCGTGGATGTTCTGTATGACTATGCAGATACCACCGGACAGGGTGCTTTGCAAAACGGTTCGTCCGTGACGCTGAACCTGTATCCGGCTGGAAATGAAGCGCCAAACGAGAAGCTGACCGGAACCGCTCTCGTGACATCGCGGACGGTGAACGAAAGCTACGATGGAATGGCGGAGATGAGCCTCGGTGTAACGATTACCGGCGGTTTAACCACGTCAGTGATTTCGTAATAAACGATGAGTGAATCCACTGAAAAAGTTGTTCCTATGAATGACGCGATCGAGAAGGTGACCGCTCATTTCGAGTCGCTTGCGACCCGGAAGCGAGAGGTGAAAGAGTGGGGGCTGACGATCTATTCGGCCCCTATCTCTTATGCAGACATCAAGAAAATCCGTATTAAATCGGATGGTGATCTTGATGATATGTATTTATACGCCGTCATCGATAAGGCGTTAGACGAAGCTGGTAATCGGTTGTTTACGATTGCCGATAAGCCTGCTCTAACCACCAAGGCGGATGGCTACATCATTCGTGAAGTTGGTGCATGGATTTTAGAGCATCAGACTGAGGAGGACGCCGAAAAAAACTCCTGAATGACCAAGACAAGCCGACGGAGGCTTATTTCCGGTATTTCCTTGCAGAGCGTCTTGGTCAACCCATTAGCGTCATCGAAAAGATGACGATGGATGAGTATATGGGGTGGATGGCGTATTTGACGGTGAAGCAGAGATTGGAGCGAGATGCCATCAAGTAAAGAACAGGTCTTAATCCAGCTAAAGGCGCAGGATGATGCGTCCGTCGACATCCTCAAGGCTAGTCATAACCTTGAGAGGATGCAGCGCCAGATGAATAGTCTGAGCAAGACGATGAAAACTGGCGGCCAGCAGTCGCGTACTTACGGCAACGCGCAACAGCAAATTTCTGGTGGCTCAAAGAAGCTCAATAGTAATCTGCGTTTAGTTCGTGGTGGCTTCGGTCAGTTAGGCCATCAGGTTCAGGACGTCGCGGTCCAGCTCCAAGGCGGTCAGAACGCCATGATCGTGTTTGGTCAGCAGGGCTCCCAGATTGCCTCACTCATGGGGCCGTCTGGTGCTGTATACGGTGCTATCTTGGCCGTGGGTGCGGCGCTTGCCACTTCCCTTCTCCCTAACCTGTTCGACTCGACGAATCACGTCGAAGAATTGACGGAAGCCCTAGAGGAGCTGGAGGCGTCGTTCTCCATGGCGGGCATCGGTATTGCCGATTACTCGGATGATTTGCGGGACCTCGCCCGCGTTGATCCGGGGGCCGCCCTCTTGCAGTTAGAGGCCCATGCGGCGATCGCGACGGAAGGGCTCGATAGCGTCCGTGCATCTTTGTCCGAGGTGATGCAGGAAAAGGTCGCCCAAGGGGGGTGGTACCGGACCTTCAGCGATCTTGTTGCGGCGTCGGAGCGTTTAGAAAAAGCCGGTTTCAATATCGGGACCGTGTTTACAAGTACTCAGGCGCAACTCGATGCGGCAAAGTGGACATCCAATTTCCCATCGCTGGTGGAAGGTGCGTTCGAGCTCATTCAACGCACGAGAGACCATTTAATGGAGGAGTTTTCTCTCGACGATCAAGAGGCCAAGCGATTCTTAGAGACATACACGGCCTTTGTGAAGGACGACAGCATTCCAGCGTTTGAGGCATTTGCCAACGTGGTCGAAGAGCTCGG